CCTATTGCAAGGATATTAGATCCACTAGGAGTAGGATTTCCTGGTTGGAGTTACCCTTGTTCATCTGTGGTTGCCTGGGGGCATGCAACTGTGCTATCATCATAGTAGTTTATTAACCAAAAATGGCATTATACGGTTCAAATGGAGATTATGTTGCTCCACCAGCAAAGAAAACGAGACAAGGAAACTCGAAAAACACAAAAATTGCTGCCACTTCACGTAACGCAGCTAAGAAAAGGTATAGGGGTCAAGGAAAATAGTCGGGAAACCCTATAAATAAAAGATATTAGCTAAATATCTTGGTAATAGTAGTCAAAAATGGCTTCTTATAGGTTCAGATCGGAAAAATATGTCTCCAGGGGATTTAAAGACTTAGCAGTCTCATTTAATTCTAATCCTAATACTGGAGATTTTGGTGTGGTTAAGAATGAAAACGCTATCAAACAGTCTGTTCGTAATTTAATTATGACAATGTTTGGTGAAAGACCCTTCCAACGTAGCATTGGATCTAAAGTTAAGGCACTTTTGTTTGAACCATGGGATCCATTTGCAGTGGATACTATTAAAAGTGAAATTTATAACTGTCTAACAAGACTTGAACCCCGTATTAAAGTAACTGGGGTCCAACTTCGTGATGATTCTGAGGTTAATTCAGTGCAAATAGGTATAGATTATACCATTGTAGGTGAATCAGAAACCCAAAACGTCGAATTTCTCCTAGAGAGAGCATAAAATGGCAGCAATTCCTTCACAATTAACGTCCTTAGACTTCTTTGAGATCAAAGAATCCATCAAATCGTACCTTCGGACTAGAAAAGAGTTTACCGATTACGATTTTGAGGGTAGCTCGAGCTCATATCTGATCGATATACTAGCATATAACACATATTATACTGCCTTTAACGCTAACATGGCGTTGAATGAAGCATTTTTAGAGACTGCAACGGTCAGAGATAACATTGTAAGGATCGCAAAGCAGTTAAATTACACTCCAAGGTCAATAAAAGCACCTAGAGCAGGTGTAAAGTTGGTTGCACAGACAACAGTTGGTCTAAATGGCACCACTTTCCCAGAATTTGCCACTGTTAGGAAGGGTGATGTCTTTGTTGCAGACAATGAAAACGATAGTTATACCTTTGCACTCACTCAAGACGTTCAAGTATCGGTAGATCCTTCTACTGGACAGGCAATCTTTGAGTGTATCCCTGTTTATCAGGGTAATTTGCTTACTGCAAACTATACAGTTGACTATACTAGGAAACAAGACTTCATTATTCCTGATGAAAACGTAGATACTGGTCTTTTAACCGTAGATATCTCTCCAAGTGCTCAATCATCAGAGACTGATACCTATAGTCTTGCTGCAAACGTCACAAATGCCAATGCAACTTCCAGAATTTACTACTTGGAAGAGACAGATGACATGAGATACCGTCTTGTTTTCGGAGATGGGTCAATTGGACGTAAATTAATTGATGGTGAATACATTAGAATCACATATGTGACCACTGATGGGGTTGAAGCTAACGGTGCAAGAGGTTTTGACTTCGTTGGTCAGGTTGTTGACAGTGATGCAAGGGTTATTTCACCCAATGCTATAAAGTTAACTACTAAAGACCATGCTCAAGACGGTGAAGACCGTGAAACATCACTCTCAGTCAAGTTTAGAGCACCTAGAGCGTATGCAACTCAGAATAGAGCAGTCACTGAGAATGACTATGAGCATATAGTCTCTGAAATATACCCCCAGGCAGCGTCTGTGACCGCCTACGGAGGCGAGAAACTGACTCCCCCTGTATATGGTAAGGTTTATGTTGCAATTAGACCAAAAACAGGAAATAAACTCAACGCAACTACAAAACAAAAGATTAAAAAGGACTTATTGAAGTATTCTATTGCTTCAATCGATCCTGTTATCATTGATCCTACAAGTTTCTACATTATTCCGAAATCTTACGTTTATTATAACGGAAATGACACTAATTTAACTGGATCTCAACTCGGTACTAAGATTTTACAAGGAATTGACCAGTGGAATAAGGCAGGTATCAATAATCGCTTCAATGGACGCATAGATGGGTCTAAATTTGGTGCGATGGTTGATAGTAGCGATCCTAGCATCTCTGGTAACGTCACTCAAATGACTTTAGGTCAAAATCTTGACCAATTCACCTTTGGTAACGTGTTTACTCAGTGTTTAGACTTCGGTAACCCACTTTATGACCCTTCAAACTTCGCAGGTAGTCCAAAAGACGATGATGGAGGTGGTGATGACGATGGAGATGGAGATGGAGGCACTAGTAAGTGTAAACCATCCTTCTCAACAGTAAAATCAGGCACATTCTATGCAACTGGTTATACTGAAGACCTAGTTAACCTAACTTTGACCGATGGAGCGACTGCTGTGGCAGTTTCTTCTCCTGGATTGTCAACAAATCAAACTAATCAGGTTTTGGTTCCTGTAAATATAAGAGATGACGGTCAGGGTAACCTAATTCTTGTTACAACAAGGGATGAAACCGAATTAACATTAAATCCTTCCGTTGGAAGTGTCGATTATGCAAATGGTAACGTTTGCGTAGGTCCGATAGCGATCCAAGGCACTCCAGATGACACTGAGAGACTCCCTATCCAGGTTTTACCTGCTGGTGGGTCAATTGCGGTACCACCTGGCGTAGATCCATCGGTCTTTAACCCCACAGTCAATCCAATTGACTACACAATCAATGATGTAGCAATCCCCACCTTCGATCCTAATAACTTTAATGGTTATAATTTCGGTGACCTAGGGGGTATAAATATCATTGACTATCCAAGTGACTCATTCACTTATCCAGTTAGCGATTCCTGTTTCTAAGATAGATGCCGATTACGAAGAATATTAACGTCTCTGATAGGGTCGAAAATCAGTTACCTGAGTTTATTCGTCAGGAAGACAGACAATTAGTCAACTTCTTGTTTGAATATTATAAGTCTCAGGAAAAAACAGGTAGACCATACGATATACTCAATAATTTACTGAGATATCTTGATCTTGATAGTTACACCTCTGAAGAGTTATCAAGTTCAACTAAACTGCTGAACGAAATTGGTTTATATGACAAAAAGATAGAAGTTGAGGAAATAGACGGATTCCAGCGTCAAAATGGATCCTTGATGATTGATAATGAGGTAATTTACTATGAATCTGTTACTCGTGGTCCTGATGTTATTATTACTCCTGGGATCTCTTTTCCCCAGTTTAATAAGAAGAAGCAACAGCTAGAAAACCCCTTTACACTGTTTGATGGTGTTGAAAACAACTTTCAACTAAGCTTTTTAGGTACTCCAGTCGCTCCTCCTTCAGCAGAGCACTTAATTGTGATTACCTACAACACAATGTTGGTGCCAAACGTAGATTACTTCATTGAAGGGTTTAATATACGTTTTGATAGTCCACCTAGAGATAGAACTGGTGCAGATGATTCAGAATTCACTAGATTAACATATTTGGTCGGATATTCAGATCAAACCATCACTGTAACGGATTCTATTCCATATCAGGAGTGGCAAAACACAAAAGAGTATCCATTACGAGTAAATGGAAGTTCATACACCCCAACTTCCGAAATTGGACTAATAATTAATAAAAATGGTCGTTTACAAGTCCCTTATGAGGATTTTACCGTTTTTGAAGATAGAGTTGTTTTCAAAAATGAAATTGGAGCTGCTGATGCTATCCATATTAGGTCTGTTGAATATATTGCTCCTTCTTACGGTTCAGGAGCAACCGCAATTGCTAAGGTTGCTAATGATGGCACAATTGGGGCATTAATCCCTAAAGATGGTGGATCTAAGTATAGATTAGACTTTGCACCCAAAGTTACCATCACAAGTAACGATGGTAGAGGTTCAACTGCCAGATCTTTGATTGGTGGTATTAAAGACATCAATTTAATAGATGGTGGTCAAGGATACAATTCATATAACCCTCCAATCCCAATTGTAGCGTCTCCAAACGATCCTAATGGCACTGCTGCACAAATAAGTCTTACAGTTAACGATACTACTGGAATGGTCGATAGTTTGACCATTACTAACAGTGGTAGCGGTTATGACTTCATTCCAGCGATCTCATTTAAGAATCCTGGTGGAGCAATCATAACTCAACCAACAATTGACAGTGAAGGACGTGTTAACGTTGATACTATCACTGTTTCTACTATGGGTAGTGGATATAGTAATCCTCCTCTTGTTTATATCGATCAAGCACCTGATGGTGGTATTAATGCTCAAGCAATCGCTAAAATCAACCAGGATGGGCAAGTTTACGAAATTCAGATTACCAACCGTGGTAGAGGGTATCTGACCCCTCCTAGGACTAAAATAATCGATCCTATCGGTGCTCAAGTCTTAGACGTTACTGTAGCATCTGGATCAGTCACAAATATCGAAATGTTGACTGGTGGACAAGGATATACCGATGCACCTTCAGTTTATATTGTAGATGACAGAAAAGATGGATATGGAGTGCCAATTGGAGGTACAGGTGCTTTAGCACAAGCAACTATCTTTAATGGCGAAATAACAGACATTAATATCATTAATTTTGGTACTGGTTACTCTGAGACAGAACCTCCCAAGATATACATCGCAGAACCTCGTGCAGCAAGAGCATCGGTAGATGTTGGGTTTGATCAGGTTACTGGATTTGCTATTATCGAAGAAGGAGCAAATTACTCTCCTAGTGCGTTTTTAGGATGTGCTAGAGGTGTATCTGGTCCTGTAGCTTACGATAACCTTCATAATGAGATATATGCTGGTGAAGCTGCTCTAAGACAATCAAATCACCCAGCAGGGTCTTATGTAACCAATTTAGACTCTTTATTCATTAAAGAGGTCTTTGATAAGTTTAGAAGGCAGTATTTGCCTACTTTGGATATTGATTTTTCCAAAGTTAACCCAGTTCAGGTAATTAAGAATATTACCGACTTCTATATCTCCAAAGGAACCAAATTAGCAACTCAATACCTCTTTAAGATTCTATTTGGTGAAGACGTTGATCTTTACTATCCTAAAGACGAAATCATCAGTCCATCTCATGCTACTTGGGTTGTAGACACTATTTTACGTGCTGAGTTAATAGAAGGTGATGCTGCAAACCTTATTGATTCTCAAATCAACCAATATGCTGATGAAGTAGACACTAGTGTTACCAATGCATCTGCGTTGATTGAAAACGTCATTACCATTATTGAAGGTACTGACACCATCTATGAATTAGCAATATCTGAAGAAACCCTAGTTGGTAGGTTTATTATCCCCTATAAGACTCGTCTTGTTGAGCCTCTTAGTTTAGACGGTCAAATCCTAACTGTTGACAGTACTATTGGATGGCCCGAGAGAAACGGTACTATAAGGGTCAATGATGAGGAAGAAGTCCAGTATAAGGAGAAGTCCCTAAACCAGTTCATAGAGTGTACTAGGTCTAAGAATGGAGTCGTCGAAGATTGGGATCCTGGTACCATAGTCCAGTCAGACATCTATGTTTACGTTAATAGAGGTACTTCAACAGAATGTAAGTTAAGAGTGTTAGGTATCGCTGAAGCAGGTACTACAGTTCTTAATGATACTGGGTCATATTACCTTCAAGGAGATAAACTAAAGGTAGCAAACCTTGGATCTACTGCTGAAGAATTAAGACTTCAATCTTGGTTATACAACGTTAAGAAACTGATTCAGGTTAATAACATTACTCCTGGTGGTGTTAATAACCAGACTGCTACTGTAGTTTGTGATAACCCTCACGGTCTACTAGTTTCTGACCAAGTTACAATATACGGTGCTAACCCTGTTGTATACAACGGCACATTCACTGTAACATCAAGAATTGATCAGTTTACATTCTCATATGTAATAGCAGTACCAACGGAGATAGTACCTGGTGGTAATATCTTATTATCAGTTGACCTCAACAGAGGTAAATCTGATATCACATCCATTAATAAGGTTGTAAGTGAATTTACTACTAATATACAGAATGCATTCTTCAACGATAACTATGTTTATGTTGCTGCTTCTGGTCTACCCAATTATAAGATTGGTCCTTTCACTGGGTCTGCTCTCATCCCAGGAAACCAAAGAAAACTCTTAAGATTCCCCAGACTAGTCCAGACAATCTCAGAACGTAAGACAGTTGATCCAGGAACACCTATCGGTGCTTGGATTAACGGTGTTTCTATATGGTCTTACAAATCAAGAGAATTTATCCAATATGGTCCTTTAACATCTATCACTGTCACCAATTCAGGTATAGACTATGATGCTGGTGCTAAACCTAATGTAGAGATTACAGGTGGTGGAGGAACAGGTGCTACTGCTGAGGTTATCGTTAATGGTAGTTTAGACTCCTTTGAGGTAACTGAGGGTGGATCTGGATATACATTCTCACCACTAGTTTCTATTGTTGGTGGTAATGGTAGCGGTGCTACTGCACAGGCAGTTATTACTGGTGGTAGAGTAACAAGAATTCTAGTAGAGCAACCAGGTAAAAATTATACTACTCAACCCCTAGTGTCTATCACAGGTGGTGGCGGTAGCGGGGCAACTGCAACTGCTAACGTTAGAGGTACTATTCAGAGTGTTAACGTAACAAACTTTGGTAGTGGTTATACTTCACTTCCTGCTATTAAGGTTAACTCTGGTGAAGGTGCTCTAGCACAACCAATCGTTATTAATGGCAGAATAGTTTCTATCGCTATTATTAACTCTGGTGAATCATATACAACTGCACCTACTGTAATCATTAATGGTGATGGTTTCGGTGCTATTGCTAAAGCAACTATTGGCACGATTGGAGAAGACAAAGGTCGTGTATTAGGAATAACTATCACCAACAAGGGTATTGGGTATACACAAGGTTTAACCACCGTTAGACTCGAAGCAGTGGGTCAATTAGCGACCTTTACACCTACTGTGTATCAGTGGAATAAGAACCTTGAATATGATCTTGACACTAAATTTGATAATGCAAGAGGTTATGTATTCACTGGATATAACAACCAGTTTGGTGGTGAATATGCTCACCTATCAGATCCTAAGGAATTGAGATATGTTGTTGGTGACAACGTATTCCTAGATCCTGTAACACAGACATTTAAAGAATTAGAATCTAACTACCAACACTCACCTATTATTGGTTGGGCGTTTGATGGTAACCCAATATATGGTCCTTATGGATACATTGATCCTACTGATGCAAATAGTGGTATCAGAAGGATGCGTACTTCCTTTAAATTAAAGACAAACGTTGTATATGATGAGATAACCAATCCTGACCCTGCTAGGGTAGATGGTCCTCCTATTGCAACATACCCTGCTGGTACCTTTGTTGATGACTACTATTATGATTTCCAGTCTGGTGACCTAGACAATTATAATGGTCGTTTCTGTAAGACACCAGATTATCCAGATGGCACATATGCTTACTTTGTAACTATAGACGCTAGTGAATCAGGTCTTCCAGAGTATCCATACATTTGTGGTCCTCAGTTTAACTCACTTCCAGATGACTGGAACTTCTCTCAGATAGCAACACAGGAGAATATTCCTGATGGTGTTGTCCGTTATAGAGATCCATATACTGATGTTGATATTGATGTAGATCGTCAACCAAACCAAGAGGCAGATGTCTTTACTACTGAGATTGAAGGTTATCCTATAATCTTTGAAATACAAGACTCTAATAATGATGGTTTGATTGATGCTAATGAGCAGCAAGAATTACTAGAGATGTCTGAAGAGGCAACTCTACAAATCTATGATTACTTCCCTAAAGTATCAGAAGAGTCTAGAGTTGATATAGAAGTTGAGACAACTACACAGTTTGAGAATGCTCAGATAGATGGATTCGTTGTTGAGAACCCAGGTGAGTCTTATCAGGTCAATGATACCGTATTCTTCGATAATGAAGGTACTGGTGGATTTGGTGCATCTGCTCTTATTGAATCTGTACAAGGTCAAAGAATTATTGGTTATCAGAAAGAGATAATTGGTGACCGTCCTTACGGTGTAATTACCACTGCTGAAGGTCATGAATTAAGACAGCAAGATGAGATCATTGTAAACTCCCGTCCTGTTATCGATAATACCAGTAAGATCTACAAAATGAAGGTTGTTGCTGGTGTTGAAAGAATTGATATTACTCAAGCAGGTACTGGATATAATCTTGACATTCCACCTACATTTGAATTGATTACTGCATCTGGTCAAGATGCTGAGTTATCTCTACAACTAGAAGGTACTGGTCAGATCAATTCTGTTAATATCATTAACTCTGGTAATGGATATGACGATGATAATCCTCCACAGATTAGAGTATCTCATCCACAGCAATTTAAGAAAACTCGTTATTGGTTAACTGAATATAAGGAAGCAGCTGGTCAAGTTACTATACATCACTCAATAACTACTGCACAACGTTATACTTACATTTGTGGTAGTGTGCTTGAGGCAGATGGTGATCAAGCAGCAATTCTTGCCAAATTTGATGACCTAGGCCAACTTATATGGGAGAGAGATTTAATCCCTACTAATGGAGGCACTAAGAAGGCAGAATTCGTCAAGATGCATATTGATGATGTTCCTGAGAATGATATCATATATGTTGTTGGTCAAAGTTATGATCCTAACAATTCACAGTATAATCCTGATGTTTGGTTAGGTAAGTATGAATCAGGGTTTAATAATGCAAATGCACCTGATGGTGTCTTACTATGGCAGAAGTCAATTGCAGGTATCTCAGGTCTTTCTAGAAGGGACTGGGTAACAGGAATAGACCTAGACCAAGATGGTCGTATTTACCTTTGTGGTTATACTGATAGTAACTCACCTGATCCTAACGATATGTGGGTTATTCAGTGTAGTATTGATGGTGACCTTGTAGAAAAACGTAAACTTGCTTCTGCTGATGATTCAGAAGAAATGCATCAAATTAAGTGGATCTCAGATGATAGATTCATGTTTGTTGGTGTAAATGACCAAAACGATGACTGTATCTTCGGTGTATTCTTCTATGATGGTGCAAACATTGAAATTGACTGGATTAGACAAATTCCTACAGTTGGTGGATATGTAAGAGACCCAAGATTTATTATTGACAATTATGATGATGTTGTACTGATTTGGAACGTTTATAACTCTGCTACTTCCAAATGGGAGAAAATACAGATTAATAAGTTCCCAGTTGCAACTGCTAACACTGCATGGACTTGGAGTAAGACAGTTACTGTTTCTGGTAATGTAGATTCTATCAAACACGCTGGAATCAGTTTAGACGTGTTTGGTAACTATACATTAGTTACTGATGTTATAGAATCTCAAAATCAAAGATATTCAGTAATTCATTATCTCAAGTATGATGGTAGTGTAATTAAAGAGACTAAAGTTGATGATACTGCTAATATTGGATTCCAGACTAAGTGGCATACTGTTGACAACTCTGGAGACTGTATTCTTGCTGTAGATCGTAGACAATCAGATCAGATAGCATCATATCGTTTTAATAACGATGCTGCTAGAGATGAGGATACTACTAAGCAGAATTTATCAACAATGGCATTCCATACTACTGCGAATGCATGGATTGATACATCTATTCAAAAGTTTGGTGCTGGATCACTTAAGTTAAGTGGTATCTGCCCCTTTAAACTTCCTGCTTTAAATCTTACTGGTAAGGAGTGGAGTTATAGAGCATGGTTCTCTATGGCAACTGCTCAACATACTGCACAGAATACTAAACCATTATTCTTTGATATAACACCTGTTGCTGGTGATAGTATACAAGTAGAATTAGATGGTAATAGCACAAGTGGTAACTATGAGAAGTTTGTTATTTACGTTAACTCAGTAGAAGTTGCTTCTTCTGCTGTTGCTACTAACTGGACTACATTTGGTAGTGCTGCATGGTGTCATGTAACTTTCCAGAAGAGAGAAGAGTCTCTTGGATTGTATCAGTATGAGATATTCTTAAATGGAAACCTAGTTTGTAACTATCAGTC